TGTTTGATCTACATAAAACAAAAATCTATCTTCTACTTCTGGGGAAGGTTGTAGTACTACCCTTTCATATCCCATAGGGGGATCAAATCCAACAATATTACCTGGTAGTGTCAATGTGCCATCTATATTGAACAGCCAAGATTTCGTGCTGCCTTCCGAATCTGTAGACTGCAATGCTATGCCTCGATCATTGGCTCCTTGTAGCGTAAAATATGTATCTAACTCTGGAGATGGATTGTAAGTTTGTATTGTGCCGGCGCTGTCTACAATTATAGTGGCAAATGTTGGTGAACCTGTGGTCGACAGTTGAGAATCTTGGTCAGTTCCGGGACCTGGATCTCCCTGTGGTCCTGGATCTCCCTGTGGTCCTGGATCGCCCTGTGGTCCTGGATCTCCCTGTGGTCCTGGATCGCCCTGTGGTCCTGGATCGCCCTGTGGTCCTGGATCTCCTTGTGGTCCTGCAGGTCCTGTGGCACCAGCAGGTCCTGTGGCACCAGCAGGTCCTTGTATTCCCTGTAGTCCTTGGGGACCTTGCAGACCTCCTGGTATATTTGCTATTGCATCTTGAACAAATGTTTCAGTGGCAACATTTACTTGATTACCGCTGGAACCAACTATTAATGTGTTATTTTCTATGCTTACTGGAACATTGTTTATAAAAATAGTATTGCCGCTGACATATAAACTTGCCCATTGACGTGTAGGAGAACCAAGATCATAGGTGCTGTCTGTGGCTGGAATAATATTTGATGCAACATTCTCAAGATCTATGCCTCCTGTTGCATTATATATTTCTGTGAAATTTTCATTGATTTTATCAAATGCGGATCGTAGACTTTCGCCATCGCCTTTTCTTTCTCCGCTCCCGATATTAATTGTCTGTTTGGCCATATTTGTTTCCGTTAAGTTCTTAAATTAATAAAGTCTACAGTACCGTGCGTCCAATCAGTGATTTTCGCTCTAACCCATGTGACATTTCCAGTAAAGTTATAAGTTCTATTTTCTGTTGTAGTGCTGGTGTATTCTATGTTTTCAATGTCAGCAGATTTTGCAACTAATCCCGTGGTGTCTACTGTGAATTCTCCGGGATTTTCCAGAGTTAAATCGAACCAGTCTTCATCACTGGGCAATTCTACAAGAGTGCCCTGTATGGTAATTGTACCTTTGAAACCGGTGATTTTGTATTGTACGGTATGTAATCCGTCGGATCGCCCGTAATATCCTGTACCTTTGACACGATTTCCGGTCAAAGTCTGCACATCAGGGTCGGGTTGATGTGCGTTATATGTTAAAAGAGTGGCTAAGTTTGGCATAGTTCTGTATTTACCAGAAAAAAGCCAAACTTGTTTTTAGACTATGATCATGCTTTCAAGGGCAATATTTCGTCAATGCGCTGGATACTGTTGGAAAGATACATTTTTACCATGGTCAGTGTTTTATCATCCTTGACTAAGATGTTACAGCCCCGGTATAACTTGCCATCGTCGGGCCTGGGTAGCCTAATTTTTTTGTTATTTTTAGCCCAGTCTGAGAAATTAGCAGAATCTTTGTTTAGTTTTCCTATGGTAATTTTGTATTTGTAATCAACTGTGCTGAATACTACATTAGATTTGGTGCTGAGAATTTTCTTGTGTTGCTCAGAGCTCGGTACACTTAAACTAATAACGGCTTTGTTCATAGATTTTTTAATCTTTTCTATGACTTCGAAAGTATTGGAATAAATGCTGATAATGTTAGTTTCTACTCTAATTTTGTAATCTTCTAATTCATACAGAGTTTGATAAAGTTTGGTATGTTTTTCAATATCCTGTGCTGTTGCACCAGAAGTATAATTATAATAGATGCTGTTGTTGGCCGTGGGATTATTGTACAAGAAAATTTGATTCAGCACGTAATTAATATCACCGCCACGCCATATGGCGGCTTTATTAATTCGTAGTTGAATACGATACAGATACTGGTTATAGAATAATTTCTTAGTTACCTGTTGTTTCATCTGCGGCAGTTTCCTTGACTTTCACTGCTTTTGCTTGACACTCAACGAATAGCTCGTTGTCTTTGATATCTAACGTTACTTTTCCGCCGTTCTTTAATTCACCAAACAACAGTTCTCGGCTGAGTTTACGCTTAACATCTTTGTCAATGACACGCTGTAAAGGACGAGCACCCATCTTCTTATCAAATCCTTTATCAACCAAATAATCCAGTGCTTCGTCTGTAATTTTCACAGTGACTTTCTTAGATTTCAGTTGATCTTTGAGTTCAACTAAGAATTTACCCACAATTTTCATCATGGTATTCTTGCTGAGACTTCTAAAAGTAATAATACTGTCAAGTCTATTTCTAAATTCCGGAGCAAAGAATCTTTTAAGTTCTTTGTCTTCGTAATCTTTTTCTTGGCTGCCGAAGCCAATGGCAGACTTTTCTGCATCCTGTGCGCCAAGGTTTGTGGTCATGATCAAGATAAGATTCCTGCAATCTGCTACTTTGCCATTACTACCGGTGACAAAACCATTGTCCATTAACTGTAGTAACACAGTGCTGACATCTGGGTGTGACTTTTCAATTTCGTCCAGTAATAAAACACAGTTTGGATTTTCTTGAATCTTTGTAATCAGCAGGCCTGCGTTCTCTTCGTAGCCAACATATCCGGGAGGACTGCCGATTAACTTACTGACACTGTGCTTTTCTTGATATTCGCTCATGTCGAATCGAACCAACGGAATACCCAACTGTTTAGATAACTGTTTTGCAGTTTCTGTTTTACCAGTGCCCGTTGGTCCCATAAAAACAAACGAACCAATGGGTTTGTTATCTGATTTTAATCCTGCTCTGCTGACAAGAATTTTATCAACAATTTCTTCGATAGCAGTGTCCTGACCGTAGACTTCTGATTTAATGTTTGATTCAAGATTAACTAAGTTTTCAGATTCTGCTTCTTTGACAGTGTCTACGGGAATCTTAATCATTTTACTGAGTTCGAATTGAATTTCATGATCAGTTACTAAACGATCTTCAACTTGTAAAAGATTAAATCTTGAACAGGCCACATCAATAAGATCAATGGCCTTGTCCGGTAATTTTTTATCTGCAATATACTTAACTGATAGATTAACTGCGGCGTCAACGGCCTTGTCAGTGATTTTGCATTTGTGATGTTGCTCGTAGTATTTTTTAATACCTTTGATAATGTTTTTAGACATTTCCACAGTGGGCTCGTCAACTGTGATTCTTTGGAATCTTCGCATCAAGGCACGATCTTTTTCAAAGAATTTACGATATTCTTCCCAGGTAGTTGATGCCACTACTTTGATGTTTCCTTTGCTCAATGCCGGTTTCATCATGTTGGCAAGATCGTTAGAACCGTTGTTTGCTGAACCAGCACCGTTGATCATGTGTGCTTCGTCGATGAATAAAATAGTTTTGCCTTTTTTCTGTAGGCCTTTGATAACTGCTTTAAACCGTTCTTCGAAGTCTCCTCGATATTTGCTACCTGCTAACATACTACTGATGTCGAGATTATATACACTGTAGTCTTTGAGGAAATCCGGCACATCCTTGTTGACAATCTTATGTGCAAGACCTTCTGCAATGGCAGTTTTACCTACTCCCGGGTCACCGACTAACAACACGTTGCTTTTAGTTCGTCTGCCCAGGGATAGTGCAATTTGTTCAAGTTCTTCTTCACGACCAATGACAGGATCGATTTTTTCTTTTTTGACCTGATCGTTGAGGTTAGTAGTGAACGCTTTGATAGCACGATCTGCTAAGGTGTCAATTTCATCTTCTTCTGTACTGCCAGCACCGCTGTTGATATATTCTGCAAAACGTTCTTTGTTGATGTTTGCCTTTTGAATATAGTAAAGAGCATAAGAACGCTTTTCGCTCATCATAGAAAGAAAAACATCAGTGGGTTCGATTTTTTGTCGACCGCTGAACAATACCTGTGTAAAGGCTCGATTGAGAGTTCTTTCTACAGCATTGGTTTTTTTAGGTCTAATATTAGCATCCTCGATAACAATCTCGGTTAAACTGTTTTTTAGATAGTGTTCGAGATTGCTCTTGATATACATAGGGTCAGCACCGTAGCCCTTTATAATGTTAGAAAACTCTTCTTCACAGAGCATTGAAAACAACAGATGCTCTAATGTAACATATTCGTGATTAAGTTTTTTAGCCGTTTCAATGGCCTTGTCAAACATTAATTGCAGGCTTTCACTGGGTTCTACCATTTAATTTCCTTTGTCGTTTGGTTGCGAGATCTAATTTTAATTTACTTACTTTTTTTGTGAAACAAATTCCTTGTAAGTGATCATACTCGTGCAAAAAACATTTTGCATCGTAATTACTGAATCGAATAATACTTTTATGCCCTCCACTGGTTGTGAATTCTGCTACTACACTTTTGGGTCTTTTTATCCGTAACCATAGGTTACGAAAACTTAAACAGCCCTCTACATCGTCGATTTCAATTTCATCTTGGGCTAAAATCTTAGGATTGAATACAGCAAAAGGTGCCGTTATGTCGTTTAAATGCTTTGGTAAAATAGTAAACACCTGGAACGGAAGAGCCACTTGATTAGCAGACAGGCCAATCCCGCGATTGTTGATCATAATGTCAATCATTTCTCTTTCTAATTTTTCGGGATCATGTTCTCCGTTAAAATCGAATTCAGGAACAGATTGATCTAAACAATTATTTGGATGCAATACTAATTTCATTTTTGATATTCTCTAATTGTTCTTTTATATCTGAATTAACCACAGTGGGTATTTTTACGTTGACATTCACAATAAAATTGCCAGTGACTCCGTTGATGTTTGACACTCCTTTGCCTCGTATATTGTACTTAGTACCGTGCTGTGTGCCTGGTCTAATTACAAAAGAATACTGTGTGTTAAATGGATCCTTGACGATTCCGTCACAGCCGATCATTGCATCAATAGCGTTAATTTCGAGTTCAGTGTGTATGTCTAATCCCTGTCTTGTAAAATTAGTTCTATTTTCAATTTCTATTATAACATCTAAGTGGCCTCGAGGTACACCATGTTGGCTGTTATCGCCTAAACCATGGTATCTAATCACCTGTCCGTGATCTACTCCGGGAGGAATTTTAATATCCACAGTTTCTATTCTACCACTGGGTAGATTATATGATGCTGTGATATTTTTTCCTGTTAGGCTCTCAACAAAATCGATTCGACAGCGAAAATTTAAATCTCTATTTCGACTGTGTCGAGGTCTTTGTCGACCCCCGGGATTAAATCCAAAAACAGTTCCAAAGTCACCAAAGGGGTCGAAACCCGGAGGGAAGCCTCCAAAATTCATCTGTGGTTGCGGATTATCGTATTCTGCTTTTTTTTGAGGATCACTGAGCGTACTGTATGCTTCGTTGATCTCTTTGAACTTAGCAGAATCACCACCCCTGTCGGGATGGTGTTTCATTGCTAATCTTTTGTAGGCTTTTTTGATCTCTTCCGGAGATGCAGATCTTGAAACTCCTAATATTGAATAATAATCCATTCCTTAGTGTAACAAGATTTCATTGATTTGTCAAGTCCCAGGACGTTTAATCATTGGCATCGGTCTTGGAACACTGCTGTCTGCTACTGGTGCAGATGGTTCGGGATCAAACGAAGCAGTTGCTGCCGGAGTAACGGGTTTTGGTGCACTGAAACTTGGTGTTGCTGATGCTCCAAAACTTGGTGTTGATTGTGCTGGACTAAATGATGGAGTCGGTGTGCTTATGCCACCATTATTTGCTCCAGCCATCTTTTCCTGTGTACGTCCATACGCGGCAATACCAAGTATAGCACCCATAGCAATATGGAATAATCCTGCGCCCTGAAGTGTAATTGGTTGCCATTGCATTTTAACTTCACCACCACCGTGTACTTGAACAATACTCCATAGTACTGGAAATAACACAAAGTCGGTCATACAAACAATCATGTACATCCAACCCATCATCGGACGCCATTTATTATTCATCCAATCTTCTTTTTTCTTTTCTGAATCGCTCATTTTTGCGTATTCTTCTGCTGTGGCCATTTTTCGCTCCTTATTTCTTGGTAATCATGCTTTGAATTTTTTCCTGTACAATCTTTGCCCAGAAAGGCTGTGGAAAGTTCCATCCTATAAAAGCACCAACTACTATCCAGAATAATGTATCTAACATATACCGCTCCTTTTAGTGTAATGTTATTTACTGAGAACTTTCGAAAATCTCCTTTTGTCGCTTGTGCCATTCGATCCAGGCATCAACTTTTACGCGACATTCGTAATATGTGCTGTAATTAACCACAACAACGTCTAATAGTTTGCTCAACTCTTGAGTATTTTTAGTGGCTTCTTTTAATTCAGGACAGGCTATTTTTAATTCTTCTGGAATATCTGGAAACGTTCTTTTAACGGGCACTGAGGTTAAACACCCAGTTAATAATAAAGTAGGAATTAACAGCAATAATTTTTTCATTGCTTGTTCTCCGGTTTACGATTTTTTGCGGCGTCATTGTGTATGTCAATGGCCACTTCTGGAACACGGCAGTCTTTGTCGATAAATTCTTTTTCTTTGACTATTTTTTCTTGAATCACAACCTGCGTGTCTTTGACTTCTTTGATTTTTTCTACTATCTTAGTTTGTATTTGTACATTGGTTTTAGCAGCCTTGGCTTCTGCTTCTTTGACTTTTTCTTCTGCGATTCGTACTCGTTCGCGCCATGCCATTTCTGTGCTGTAACCGCCCTTGAAATAAACACCAGCAATTAATATAATAATGCTTAAAATTTGAACTGGAAGTTTATATTGATTTACAAAGGGAATAAACTTTATAAAAAATCCCGCCAATGTACCGACTACCCCTACAATCAACATAATGTTGATTATCCAGATCAATACACTGTCTGGTATAAGGCTAATCATCCACTGGAGTTGCCACATTATTTTTTCTCCAATAATACTGAGAATCCTTTGTTCTCAAAGAAAAAGTTATTGCCAAATTTGGTAATATTATAATTACCTAAATATTTTGTTAAAAATATACACTCTGCTATATCTTGCTGTTGTATCTGAATGCGATCAGTGATCCGAGTCAGTAATTCTTCTTTGGGTCCACAGTCTTTGAATCTAAAAGTCAAAGGTTGTGCATACTTCTTTTTAAAAACAATGTTTTCACCTAACATATCAACTGACTCAACATAGCCGTTGTTGAAAAACAATTTAAAATTACTGTTGGCAGTTTCTTGAATACGCTGTTCGTATGCTTCTTTGTTGGTGGGTATTACTTCGTTGATAGTTTGTTCGTCGACGTCGAAACTTTTAAAATTCTTGTAGTATCTAAACTTAGGTCTTTCGAGGCCTGTTAATTTTTTAACTCCATCAACTAATTCAAAGATGTTTTTACCTAACTCGTTGTCACGCTCAACTTCGATGAACACTTTATATTTGCCGTCTTCTAATTCTCCAGCACTGACATCTGCATCAAGTACAAAATCAAATGCTTTCTCGCAGAAATTCATTAGATCGTTGGCAGGTTTTTCTTCGCTGACAGTGAAACTGAGAACACAGATATCGGAATCAGATCCCATTTTACTCTTGTAAGAATCAATTTCGAACACAGGTTCGACTAAGTCAACAAGATCGTTGGGCAGTAAATCTTCATTTAACTTCATGCCAGTGCTCCTGGTGTTGCTCCCGGCGCTGCCGCTCCTGCTGTCGGCGCTGCCGCTACAGCGGCGGCTGCTTGATCTACTGGTTGTGTTCCTGCAGGTGTTGCCGGTCCGCCTTTAACGGGTTCCATGATTTTGCGTTTTTCATTCATGTAACTTTCACTGATGTCTTCGATTAATTTTTTAGGCATTCTAATAGTCACAGCCCAAACTGGCTTTTGATCGAATTTACCTTTTTTAGTTCCAGGCCGAATATCGTCTGGCTTTTTAATTTTTCTTACCACTGTTATTTCATCTTTGTGAAAACGCACCTTGCATCCGTAGTCCAACAGCATTTTTCCACCCATAGGATCGGGCATTTTGTTTCGTGGCCACATAAAGGTACATTCTACCCAATGGCGCTCTATTTGCGGACCTCTAATTAATTCACCTTTGATCCAGTTTTTGTAAACATAAAGGTTTAATTCATCCAATACTCTTTCAAAATCCTTGAGCATAGCCATGCTGGAATTTGTAGAATATATGCTTTCGAGGTTCTTTATAACATCAATATAGTTGTGCATTTTCATTGTATCCGTGACACTTTATTTATCTGAGCCGTTTTTTTACGGTTATGTTTTGTTTTTCGTGGTATTCTGTAAATAAAAATGTAGGATCCCTGCACTTGTATGGATAGTCCTATAGTGCAGAAAGCCTACTTCAAGGAGGCAATATGAGTAGACGAGCAAAAAAGCGTTTTGCATCAGAAGTAAACATTATAGATTTTCAAACATACCTTCCACAGAAAAAACACAGAGTTTCAGTTCATCCGCGTAATCCAAATCAAGAACTTTACATTAATAAACTAACAGATGAATCTAAAAATATAGTATTCGCCATAGGCCCCGCTGGAACCGGCAAAACATTATTAGCAGTCCAGATCGGTGTAAAAATGCTAAAAGAAGGACAAATTGAAAAACTTGTAGTAACTCGTCCAGCAGTAAGTGTTGATGAAGAACTGGGTTTTTTACCAGGAACTTTACAACAAAAAATGGAACCTTGGACCCGTCCGGTGTTCGATGTATTATCTGAGTATTATTTTGCCAAAGAGGTAGATGATATGATCAGAGAAGGAGTAATTGAAATCAGTCCGTTAGCATATATGCGTGGACGAACATTTAAAAACTCTTACATCATTGCAGACGAAATGCAGAACGCAACACCCAATCAAATGAAAATGCTGTTAACAAGATTAGGTGAAAACTCAAAGATGATTGTCACGGGAGACCTTCATCAGGCTGATAGATTACAAGATAATGGTCTTATTAATTTTGTACATCTGCTCGAATCAAAACAACATCTAAATAGGATAGATATTATTAAATTTGAAAAGAAAGACATCGAAAGACACGCCGCAGTAAAAGAAGTTCTTAATATCTACGGCGATTAACAATTAGGGAGCAGGGCTCCCTAATTGATTTACTTCAATACCTGATGCTTTCAGGAAAGCGAGTCCGTCTTCGCTTCTATACTGTGTTCCAAAAAACACACGTTTGATTCCGCTTTGATAAATCAACTTGGCGCATTCTATACAGGGGCTGTGTGTAATAAAAATATCAGCACCAAGACCACTGTTGTTAGACTTAGCCAACTTTGCAATGGCATTAGATTCGGCATGAAGAACTTCCGGTTTAGTTTTTAATCCGTATCTATATTGTTCTTCTGCATCCTCATTGTATTCCGTATAAGGATACTTTGCTTCAAACTCTTCTGGGCTTAGCCAATCACCCGCCCCGGTATCCCATACCTTGTCTTCGCAGTTGTTATCCCAGCCTGCTGGCATACCGTTATAGCCGTAACTGATCACAGTATCGTCTTTGACTATAACAGCACCCACATTAAGTCTACGGGCATGGCTGAGTTCTGCACAGCGTTTTGCCCAGTCCATATACAGATCAATAAACTTCTGTTTCATAGATGACTGAGTCGGATCAGTGTAGCGGCAAGATTAATTTCTGGATCATTGACCAATGTATGATCAACAATACCCTGTTTAATAATCAAAATTGCCTTTTCTTGTTGACTGTCATCACCAAATAAGGCAACATTGTCGTAGAGCCATCTAAATATTTCTTCAATTTCTTCAGGCCTGGCCTGTCCGCAGACAAGTTTACGTGCCTCTGAAATTTTACCTTTTTTAAACAGTTCGACCATTTCGATTCTATAGTCGGCTTCTGAACTATCACCTTTCTCTGGCATGTGTAATTTACCATTGAGACTGTTTTGCTGTACCAGTTGAATACATTTACGTAGATCAGGGTAGGTGGCCTTGACAAATGTGTCTAAGGTATCAAGATCAAACTCTACATTTTCTTCAACCAAAATAGTAGCCACGCGAGCAGTAAACTCGTTAATGTCAACCCGTTCAACATGGAACCCCTGGCATCGAGAATGTAATGCAGGAATGATGCGATTAGGATAATTGCAAGTAAGAATGAAACGAGATGTTGCATGATATTCCTCCATGACGCCACGTAATGCAGCCTGTGCGTTGGGAGACAGATAATCTGCTTCGTCTAACAACACAACTTTAAACGGCCCAAACGGGATCATTTGGACAAAGTTAATAATTTTATCTCTGACGGTGTCGACATTGTTTTCTCGACTGGCGTTGATTTCGAGAATGTCGAGGTCGTTGATGCCAAGTT